TTATCTTCAGTATTCAGATCTAAAGGAGATCATCATGGGTGTAACAGCGGCAGTGGCGGCAGTGGTAGGAACTACATACGCGGTCTACAGTGGCGAAGAGGCCAAGAAGACACAAAAGCAAGCAATGCAAAAACAAGAGGTCGCGCAAACGCAACAGCTTGAGCAAGCTAAAGAAGTGGCGGCTACCTCACAGCAAAACATTAACAAGGCAAATCAACGCCGCCCAGACACGCAGGCCGCTATGGCTGATGCGACTATGGCTGGCGCTGGTGGTGGAAGTGGCACCATGCTGACTGGTCCGCAGGGTATCGACCCTCAACAGTTGGCCCTTGGCAAAAATACTTTACTCGGCGGTTAAACCATGAGTCAATTTCCCAGCGACGCACAGTCGTATCCAAATGCCCCGACGCGGGACAAACTGTTCACGCGCTGGGGACAACTCAAATCGGAGCGTGCATCCTGGTGGTCGCATTGGCAGGAGATCACGACCTACTTGCTACCACGCAATGGCCGATACTTCGTCCAGGACCGTGACAAGGGTTACCGTCGTCACAACAACATCTACGACAACACCGGCACACGCTCATTGCGCGTGCTAGGCGCTGGCATGATGGCTGGTGCAACAAGCCCGGCACGGCCATGGTTCCGTCTGGCCACCGCAGACCCTGAACTCAACAAGTACCAGCCGGTCAAAGTGTGGCTCGATGACACAACCCGTCGCATGCAGATGGTGTTTCAACGGTCCAACACATACCGCGCAATGCATCAGATGTATGAGGAACTCGGAGCATTCGGCACCGCCTCGTCAATCGTATTGCCTGACTTTGCCAATGTCATCCATCACTACCCGCTGACAACCGGCGAGTATTGCATTGCAACCAACTACCAGGGTGCAGTCAATACGCTGTACCGTGAGTACGAAAAGACGGTAGCAGAAGTGGTGCAAGAGTTTGGGCGCGACAACTGTTCTACAACCGTGCGCAACTTGTTTGACCGTGGCTCACTTGATGCATGGGTGCCCATCATTCATGCTATCGAGCCTCGTTCAGACCGAGACAATCGCAAGCGTGACAACATGAACATGCCTTTTGCGTCGTACCATTTTGAGGTGGGCGGCGACAACAGCAAGTTTTTGCGAGAGTCTGGTTTTAAGATGTTCCCTGCCCTGGCGCCACGCTGGGCAACTGCCGGTGGCGACATCTACGGCAACAGCCCTGGCATGGAAGCGCTTGGCGACATCAAGCAATTGCAACACGAGCAACTGCGCAAAGCCCAAGCAATCGATTACCAGGTCAAGCCACCGCTCCAGGTGCCGACCTCAATGAAGAACCGAGATGTCGAGACACTGCCTGGTGGCGTATCGTTTGTTGATGCGAACTCGCCAAGTGGCGGCATTCGTTCTGCATTCGAAGTCAACCTCAATTTGCAGTACCTGCTCAACGACATCCAAGACTGCCGCGACCGCGTTCGTGGTGCGTTCTATGCTGACCTGTTCTTGATGCTGGCCAACGCAACAGACACACGCATGACAGCTACCGAAGTGGCCGAGCGCCACGAAGAGAAACTGCTCATGCTTGGCCCAGTGCTCGAGCGTTTGCACAACGAGTTGCTGTCTCCATTGATCGACATGACATTCACCCGTATGGTCGAGGCTGGCGTTCTATTGCCGCCACCTCCAGAATTGCAGGGCATGGAGTTGTCGGTCGAGTTCGTATCGATGCTGGCCCAGGCACAGCGTGCTATCGGCACCAACAGCGTTGACCGCTTTGTCGGCAACCTGGGCGTCGTGGCCAACATGAAGCCAGAGGTGCTCGACAAGTTCAACAGCGACGCGTGGGCTGATGCCTATGCCGACATGCTGGGTGTTGATCCAAACATCCTGGTGGCCGGTGAGCAAGTCGCAATGATTCGAACAGCACGCAATGAAGCACTCGCGGCCAAAGAGCAACAAGCCGCAATGCAACAGCAAGCCGTGATCGCCAAAGACTTGTCGCAAGCAAAGACGACTGATCCAAGCGCACTCACCAATGTGATCGATATGTTCTCTGGATACAACACACCCTGAAAGGAATAGCCATGCCAATGATTAACATGCAAAAACCAGCCGAGCGCGAAGAGATGCCAGGCGAATACGAAGCAGACGAGCCGCGTTACCCATACGGCCTATGCATCAGCCTGGGCAAAGACGAACTCGAGAAACTGGGCATCACTGCTTTGCCAAAGGTCGGGACCGAGATGTCCATCATGGCCAAGGCCTATGTCAAGATGACTCGTGCATACGAGACGCAAGGCGAAGGCGAAGACATGGGCATCGAGTTGCAGATCACCGACATGGAGATCCAAGGCAACCAGCAACAGCGTAACGCTGAAGCATCGACCATGCTCTACGGCGCGGACGAGTAATCATGCCAGCCAAGTCTGAAAAGCAGGCTCGGTTTATGCAGGCCGTGGCCCACAACAAGGAGTTCGCCAAGAAGGTGGATGTGCCTCAGTCTGTGGGCCGTGACTTTTCTCAAACGGCTGAGAAGATGTACCCAGCCAAAGACAAAGAAAAGAAGAAGGGATAAGCCATGCCAGGACCGGGACTTTGGGCCAATATCCATGCAAAGAGAAAACGCATCGAGGCGGGGTCTGGCGAGCGGATGCGCAAGCCTGGCGATGAGGGTGCGCCTACTAAAAAAGACTTCAAAGAATCTGCCGCTGAGAAGCTGTACAGCAAAGACAAGGACAAGAAATAATGGCACGCCAAAGGTACCAGGGCGCTCCCTGGCTGTATGACGAGACGACCGGCGACATCGTCGGCGTCAAAGATCCTGACGGGTCTGAGTTCTATTTCCAACGCGCCCCAAACATTGGTTTGTTTTACGACACCACCGACCAAACCGATGGCGCTGGCGCAACAGCCATGTCATTCAACACTGCGGCCATACAGCGCGGCGTTCGTGTAGTTGATGGCAACAAGATCTATGTCGACCGTGCAGGGATCTACAACTGGCAGATCAGCGTGCAGTTGGCAAATACCCACAACCAAGCACAATCGTTTGATCTATGGGGCCGCAAGAATGGCGTTGACATTCCTGACTCCAACACCTCATACACAGTTCCAGCAAGCCACGGCGGTGCCGCTGGCCGAGTAGTCCCAGCGCTTAACTTTTGGATGGAGTTGGCCGCTGGCGACTATGCCCAGGTCATGTGGTATGTCGACAACGCACTGGTTCGCATTGAATACACTGGGGTCCAGACTTCACCAGCTAGGCCAGCAACCCCGTCAATCATCCTGACAGTGAATGAAGTGGCGGCATGACGGTACCCGTATCCAAATGTGCAGTCGTTAGATTGGCGCCATGAGCAAAGAATTCGACCCGATCGATATCCGTGGGCAAGAGCGTGCTAAATCCGAAAAGGATGTGCGCGAAAAACTAGCCCGCGAAAACGAGGAGGCAGATATCAAGTGGCTCATGGGTAGTAAGAGGGGGCGTCGCGTAGTGTGGCGTCTTATGGATCAATCCGGCGTGTTCCGGCTGTCGTTCAATACCAACTCGATGCAAATGGCATTCGCAGAAGGTAACAGGAACTTCGGCAATCGCATGCTAGCGATGATTCACTCTCTGTGTCCTGAGTTATATCCACAAATGGTAAAGGAGCAATCCAATGACAGAATCGCTGATGACGGATCAAGCCACAACGACCACTGAAGGCACAACCGCATCGCAAGACGCCTCGAGCACACAACCGACGGGGGGTGAGCAACAGGCATCACAGCAACAGGCTGACGGTACGCAGAACCAGCAGGCTGGCCAGGACGGCCAGAAGACTGGCAATACCGAAGGTGATCAGAACGGTGACAAGGCCACGGCCAAAGCACCGGAAGCGTACGAATTCAACGCAGGAGAAGGCCGAGAGTTCGACCCCGAGGTGCTTAAGTCATTCTCGGAAATCGCCAAGGAATTGGATCTGCCGCAAGAAGCCGCGCAAAAAGTGCTGGACAAAGTCGCCCCAAAGATCTTGGAGCGTCAGATGCAAGCACTGGAAACTGCGCGTAATGAATGGGCCGAATCGGCTCGCACCGACAAGGAATTCGGGGGTGACAAACTCAACGATAACCTGGTTGTTGCGAAGAAAGCACTCGACTCTTTTGGTACGCCGGAACTGCGCAAGTTGTTAAACGAGTCTGGCCTGGGCAATCATCCGGAAATGATCCGCATGATGTACAGGGCAGGCAAAGCAATCAGTGAGGATCGCTTTGTTGGCGGCACTCGAGGTGGTCAGAAATCTGGCCCCAAGGGTTTCAACGATTTAGCATCAGCGCTTTATTCAAATCAGCAATCTTAAATAGGAGTCCATCATGGCTACTTTGTCGAACAACTCTCTCACCCTGGCCGATTGGGCCAAACGCGTCGACCCGGACGGTCGAGTTCCCATCGTTGCAGAACTGCTTTCGCAGAGCAATGAAATCTTGGAAGACTGCGTGTTCAAGGAAGGCAACCTGCCTACCGGCGAACGCGTCGTAATCCGTACTGGCTTGCCAACTGTTTACTGGCGTGCTCTGAACCAAGGTATTCCAAACAGCAAATCGACAACTGCACAAGTTGACGAGGCTTGCGGTATTTTGGAAGCCCGTTCTGAAATCGACAAAGACTTGGCAATGTTGAACGGCAACACCGCTCAATTCCGCCTGTCTGAAGACCAGGCTTTCCTGGAAGCAATGAACCAGACTCAAGCCACGACTTTGTTCTACGGCAACCCTGGTGTTGATCCCAAGCAGTTCCTCGGCCTTGCCGCTCGCTACAGCGACAGCACTGCCGCCAACGGTCAGAATATTCTGAAGGCCGGTGGTTCTGGTTCTGATAACACATCGGTCTATTTGGTCGTGTGGGGTGACAACACTGTGTACTGCCCGTTCCCTAAAGGTTCGAAGGCTGGCTTGGTTCACGAAGACCTCGGCGAGCAAACCGTTTACAACAGTGACGGCACTCGCATGCAGGCTTTGGCAACTCGCTACCAGTGGAAGAACGGTCTTGTCGTTAAAGATTGGCGCTATGTTGTGCGCATCGCAAACATCGATGTGTCTGACCTAATGGCCCAAACTGGCACACAAGCCGCTTCAGCCGCAACCGCGATCATCAAGTTGATGGCTCGCTCTTTGTACCGTATTCCTAACATGGCTATGGGCCGTGCCGCGTTCTACATGAACCGCACTGTGCATTCCGGTATGGCAATTGCGGCCCTCGATAAGAGCCAATATGTTTTGAAGATCAACGAAGGCTTGAGCCAATTCGGTATGCCTTATTCTTGGCTGTCGTTCCTTGGCGTTCCGCTCCGTTGTGTTGACTCATTGCTCAACACCGAAGCGGCCATTTCTTAATTGATCAACTTAACTCTGAAAGGAACACATCATGATTACCGATAAACTGCTCCGCGTCTCCACTGACCAAGCCGTGACTACAACTGCCGTGTCGACTGATACTGTCGACTTGTCTGTTGCTCGCGACATGGGCGAAGGTGGCGATCTTTACATGAACTTCGCAATGACCGAGGCTTTCGCTGGTGGTACTTCTACCAACTTCGAAATCATCATCGCTGACAATGCCGCTCTGTCGAGCAATGTCGTGGTGATTGGCGCATCCGGCGCGATCGTGACTGCTAGTTTGACTCTTGGCACTAATGTTGCCGTGCGTCTGAACCCGCAAATCGCATCGCTTGGTAAGCGTTACTTGGGCGCTCGCTACACCGTATCTGGCACGAACACTGCTGGTAAGGTTGTTGCAGACATTGTGATGGATGTACAGGACGGCAAGAAGTTCTATGCATCTGGCTTTGCCGTAGTCTAATAAGGAGAATTACACATGCCTAAATACCGCGTCACCGCACCTTGCTTTATCAACAATGGCCTACGCAATGAAGGCGAGA